TAGTCATGGGCACAATCAGCGGCATGATGTCAAGTGGTGATTTGGTGCCGCCAGCGGAAGGTATGCGATGAAACCAGCCGATTTTGTAGGTCATCTGTTCCTAGCGCGGGATGTCGCCCACTCGGTGCATCTGAACACGCGCAGCTACGCCAAACACAAGGCGTTAGGGAAGTTTTACGACGAAATCGTAGACTTGGCGGACTCGTTTGCCGAGGCTTATCAGGGTAGACACGGCCTGATTGGCCCCATTTCGCTGCAATCGGCCAAGAAAAACGGCAATATCATTGAGTTTTTGCAGGACTCTTTGGCCGAAATTGAAAAGAATCGGTACAAGTTTTGCGACGAAAAAGAGTCGGCAATTCAGAACATTATTGACGAAATTGTGGCTCTTTACTTGAGCACTCTATATAAGCTCAGATTCCTTGCTTGAGGATAACTAATGGAACTTCTTAACCCTTTGGCTGATGCCCTGTTTCCGGGGCGTACGGTGGCCTACACGGACACTGCCGGCTCCACGGCGACTTGGCAGGCTGGCCCGCAAGGCGTGGTGGTGTGGGCGACGACCCCCTGCTACGTGGTGGTAGGCGAGGGCGTCACTGCGACGACCTCCAGCACCCCGATCCCGGCATACACGCCGATTCCGTTCATTGTGCCACAAGGCACTGGCGCGTCTTGGCGAGTAAGTGCAATCCGTGTTGCTGATAGCGGCTCGGTCTACGCAAAGCCCATTAACATCCGATGAGTTGGGGAGTCGCGCTGCGAAACGGCATAGCTATCGGCCTTGGGGCCGTGGCTACGCTGTTCTCCGGTACGCTAGATAGCGGCGCTTCTGTGGGCAATCTGCTCACCGAAACGGGCGACAACCTGACTCAAGAAGATGGCGGCATGTTGCTGCTGGAGTGATGAATGGCAATCGTTAAGATTTCAGACCTTCCGCTTGTAGACTCGCCGGTCGAAGGCACCGATCTGTTCGTTGTCGTTCAAGACAACGTGACAAAGAAGGCGTATGCGTCGGACATTCAGACCTACGTTGGGTTTGAGGAAGTCCAGACCGCGACTGCCGGTCAGACGGTCTTCAATCTGACGACGATGACCTACGCCGCTGGCGCAAACAACCTGCAAGTGTTTGTTGATGGCGTCAACCAGTACGAAGGCTCTTCGTACGTGGAGACCGACAACAATACCGTCACGTTCACGCAAGGCTTGCATGAAGGCGCGCTGGTTAAGTTCTCAACCGTCCAGACGCAGACTTCGCAGGTTGCCAGTGCTGGCGCTGTGACTTTCTTGCAGGCGGGTACAGGAGCTGTTCCGCGTAGCGTGCAGTCTAAAGAGCGCGACATTGTTAGCGTTAAGGACTTCGGCGCGACAGGCGATGGCGTGACGGATGACGCTGCGGCGATTCAAGCCGCAATTGATGCGGCATTTAGCGCTGGCGGCGGAACTATATACCTCCCAGAAGGTACTTACATTTGCTCATCCGCCGTTAGCCTTAAAAACAATGTTCAACTTTTTGGCGATGGCCCGAAAAGCAGCATATTGCAATTTGGATCGGCATCTGGAAACGGCATTGAAATTCCAGAAAATACAACAAAAAACTCAATCTCTAACTTAAAAGTTTTTTCTTCCGTTGCATCAACCGGAAACGGAATTTCGTATATAAGCATTGTTGAGCCTTGTCGAGAGCTTTCAGTTGATGAATACGAGATAGAGGGTTTTAAGGTCGGCATTAGGCTTGCTTACGGAATTAACTGTTTTATCGGGCATGGCAGATTGATTGGGCCGGGCAACACTGTTGCCGGAAGCGTTGGTATTTATGCTGGCAACAACACTGACAATGGAAATTACGGGCTCAGTATCGGCAAGTCATATATTGCTACGTACGAATATGGATATTTGGGCTACCGAGATCAAGGAACAGTATTTCAAAACACTATTTTTGAAGTAAATTATTACGCTACTAAATTTGACAGTACAACCAACGCCAGCACAATTACGATGCTGGCACCGTATTTTGAAGCAAATGAAACGTCTACCCCGCTTGTAGATGCTGCTAGTGCTAATGTGCACATTACGATAATTAACCCGTATGCATACAACACTGCACCCATTCAAAACTTTGAAACACGCGTAAGCGGCACGAATGTAACAGTTTTAATGTCGATTGGTGTTGATGGGTATGAAACCCCATCATTCTTAGCGCGAAAAGGCGCAGATGACCCAATCGCTAAAATGGAGTGTTACTCCACCAACACAGGAAATGCGGCGACTCTAAAGATGCTAAGGTCGCATCAAAACACGGCAGGAAAAACCGCAACTGTAGATACGGAAGCATTAGGGCAATGGCAAACGTATGGCGTCAACTCAAGCTCTAACGATGCAATCGCTACCGAAATTGTTTCTCGGCAAGTAGGATCGGCTGGTGCCACCTATGTTGGGGCTGAAATTGCATTAAGAACAGCTACGTCAACAGCGACTAGAACAGATGCGATAGTTGCAAAACAAGGATCAACAGGTGAAGCCTCGGTTCTTGTGCAAATAAATGAGAGCGGAGTGTTTAGCCTAAAACGCGTTAAACTCGGCGCACCGGATTCTGGCGGCGTCGGATACCGCGCGCTAGTAATAGATAATTAAGGAGATTTGAAATGGCTGACAAGAAGATTTCCCAGCTTACTGGCGCGACTACTCCGCTTGCCGGAACTGAAGTGCTACCCATTGTGCAAAGTGGCAGCACTGTAAAAGTGTCTGCTGCTGACGTAACTGCTGGACGTGCAGTTTCGGCGGCTAGTGTTGCAGTAACAGGCTCTACCATCCCTGCAAACGGCGTATATCTTCCGGCTGCAAACACTGTTGCGGTTAGCACAAACAGTACGAAAAAATTTGAAGTTAACAGCGCAGGAAACGCAGGGTTAGGCGTAGCCCCTAGCGCATGGTCAAGTGCTTTCGGCCCTGTATTGCAGTTTGCCTCAGCAGGCTCAACTGGCGGCGGCGCTCTGACCGGAAGCAGCGGCGATAACTTCCGTATTTTCGCTAATACATACTACGATGGTGCGTATAAGCGCACTGTTTCTGGCTATGCAACGCAGTACGAGCATGCGTCGGGCGATCATGCTTGGTATACGGCAGGAACGGGCGCGGCAGATTCAACTATTACCTGGGGCGCTGCAAAGCTAACGCTGTCAAATGGTGGCGATCTTACCGTCGGTAACGGCAACCTCGTCGTCGGCACCGCCGCCAAAGGCATCGACTTCTCCGCTAACACCCACGCGGCGGGAATGACGAGCGAGCTGCTCAACTGGTACGAAGAGGGTACTTGGACGCCTACGATGACAAGCGCGTCTGGCACCACTACAGTTAACACTTCTAGCGGACTGTACACTCGTATAGGCCGATCTGTTTTTGTTGAGTGGTACGTAGATTACACAACAGACGCATCTGTAAGCGCATCTAACTTTACTTTTGGTGGGTTGCCTTTTACATCAAACGCAAATCAAACTGCGCGGGGGTTTGTGGCGTTTAGCAGTGTTAGCGGAAACGACTACAATGATGGCGTAATTTATGTTTCGTTAAACGCTACTACCGCGTTGTGGACTTCCAGATCGGTAGACCAAAGTAGCAGAACAAACGCACAACTGTATTTTTCAGCCTCCTATTTTGTGTAGAAAATAAAATGTCGCTTACAAAAGCCACTTTTTCGATGATTAAAGGCGCAGTCTTTAATGTGCGAGACTATGGCGCAACAGGAGACGGCGTTACTGACGATACCGCAGCGTTTGTTGCCTGTATTGCCGCAATGACGCGCGGTCAAACAATGTATTTGCCAAAAGGTGCGTACGTTGTTACTAGTACGCTAACTGTTGACAAAAGCATCAACATAGTAGGCGAAAGCAAGTTTGATTCAATTATCTATGGAAGCGGTTTTACGACTGATGAAACAGTTATAGATTTTACGGGCACGACCGGCGCAAGAATTCAAGACCTTCGGATGGAAAACATTTCTATCTGGTCTGATAATAACCTTGCTCGCGGCCTGACTCTGACATGGGTAAATAAATCCAGTTTTTCAAACTTGTACTTCTACAACCTTTACCGGGGGGTAGTAGGCGACAACGCTTGGGGAAACAACTGGAAAAATGTTTCCGCGTTCAGTATCACCACCGAATTGTTCAATTACGGCGTTGAGTGTAACAATAACCATTTTGACCGCGTTGAGTTTCGCGGCGCAACGGGCATAAAAATTACCGGAAACACTGCCGGCATCAAATTTACCGCTTGTGATTTTGAGGGTATTACAGACACAAACGGCGCCGGTTGCTATTTAGCACCAGTCACTACAAAAACAATTAGTGGCGTAGTTTTTGATGGGTGCTACTTTGAAAACATTAAAGGCGCCGCCATATATTGTGACGGCGTTGACGCAAACTCCGTTGTCGGGCTCGTTGTTCAAGGATGCTACTTTTTTGGTGGCCGCACGTTAATTTTTGGCACGCCTGGAACTGCCGTGCAGGCACTGGTGCTATTAAACACGACCGGCTTTAGAGTTGTCGGCAATACGTTTTTAGATTGGCAAGATCAAGCTATTTTTAGAGGTGCAACTGAATTTAATGGCGCAGTTGAAAATAATATTCTTTCAATTACCCCGGCGTTAACAAACACTAGTAACTTAATGTCGGCGTCAGTCGCCGTATGCAACAACACTTTTGGGCGAAAAGAACAATACGCATTGTCAATACCTGTTTCTGGAGCGTACACACGAGGCGATTTTGTTTGGAATTTGCTGCCGTCGTTAGACGCAAACAATATGGCAGTTTTAGGGTGGGCAAGACTTACGACGGGTAGTAGCCATGTTGTCGGAACAGATTGGGCTGTAGCGTATGTGTCAAATGTTAGCCCAGCAACTTGACTCTTTTGCGCAACAGCGTAAAATTTAACCGTACTGGTGCGGTTCACCAGGGATTCGTAAGGATCAAACATGTCTGAGAATGAAGTTGTAGCGGAACAAGTACCCGCGCCGGAACCGGAAGCGACGGCCGCACCGGAACCCGAAGTTGTTGCCCAAGAGGCACAGCAGCCGGAAGAAAAGCCAGCCAAGACGTTCACCCAAGAGGAACTGGACGCGATGGTCGGCAAACGACTTGCACGGGAACGTCGCAAGTGGGAACGTGAGCAAGCTGTGAAGGCTCCGCAGGCCGCTAAGGCCGACGAGTCTGCGCCGTTGCCCCCGAAGGACGAGGATCCTGAAGCGTACGCAGAGGCTTTGGCTGAGCGTAAGGCGGCAGAACTCCTAGCCCGTCGAGAGGCCGAACGGCAGCAGTTAGAGCTCCTAGAGGCGTATCACGAGAAGGAAGAAGTGGCGCGTGAGAAGTACGATGACTTTGAACAAGTCGCGTACAACCCGGCGCTACGGATTACGAACGTGATGGCTGAGACGATTCAGGCTTCGGACGTTGGCCCCGAGTTGGCTTACTACCTCGGATCCAACCCTAAAGAAGCTGAACGTATTGCCCGCTTGAGCCCCTACCTGCAAGCCAAGGAGATCGGTAAGATTGAAGTCAAGTTGACTGACAATCCGCCGGTCAAAAAGACAACTAGTGCGCCTCCGCCGATTAAGCCTGTGACGGCCAAAACCGTCGGCGCGCCGGTAAGAGACACGACCGACCCACGCTCCATCAAGGAAATGAGCACGTCGGAGTGGATCGAAGCCGAGCGCCTGAGACAGATTAAGCAGTGGGAAGCGCGTCACCGCTAACTTCTTTGGAGATATATTGTGGCTAATACACTTCTTACTATTGACATGATCACGCGGAAAGCTCTGGAAATCCTGGAGAACAACCTCGTGATCACCCGCAACGTCAACCGTCAGTACGACGACAGCTTCGCTGTTGAAGGTGCCAAGATCGGTTCGACCCTCCGCATCCGTCTGCCGGATCGTGCCCTTGTGACCGACGGCGCCGCTTTGCAGGTGCAGGACGACAACGAGCAGTTCACCACGCTCACGGTCGCCTCGCAGAAGCACATCGGCATCAACTTCACCAGCGCCGAAATGGCCCTCCAGTTGGACGACTTCGCTGAGCGCGTGCTCAAGCCGCGTATCAGCCAGCTCGCCTCCAGCATCGACGCCGACGTTGCCAACAGCTTCAAGAGCGTCTATCAGTCGGTTGGTTCGCCGGGCACCACGCCGGGCACCTCGTTGGTTCTGTTGCAGGCGCAGCAGAAGCTCAACGAAGCCGCCGCTGTCATGTCGCCGCGCTACGCGACCGTCAACCCGGCCGCTAACGCTGCGCTCGTGGAAGGCATGAAGGGTCTCTTCAACCCGACCGACACGATCAGCCGTCAGTTCAAGAACGGCTTGATGGGTGTTGGCGTGTTGGGCTACGAAGAGATCAACATGTCGCAGTCGATCAAGCAGCACACCAACGGCTCGGCCTCACGTTCGGACACCCCGATTGTGAAGACGACGCTGACCAACGGTGCGAACAAGCTGACGCTCGACAACGTGACCGACGGCTTGACGCTCGTCCCTGGCGACGTGTTCACCATTGCTGGCGTGTACGCGGTCAACCCGCAGACCCGCGAGTCCACTGGTTCGTTGCAGCAGTTCGTCGTGCAGAACACCGTGACCTCGGCTTCGACCGAGTTCGTGGATGTCGAGTTCGCGCCTGCCGTGTACGGCCCGACGCACGCTCTCGCCACGGTCAGCAAGCTGCCGGCCGCGAGCGATGTCGTGACCTACTTGGGTGCCGCTTCTGGTCAGTACGCCCAGAACCTCGTGTACCACAAGGATGCGATCACGTTTGCCACGGCTGACCTCCTGCTCCCGCAGGGCGTTGACATGGCGTCGCGTCAGGTTCACAACGGTATCTCCATGCGCGTTGTCCGTCAGTACGACATCAACAACGACCGTATGCCTTGCCGTATCGACGTGCTGTATGGCTACTCGGTGATCCGTCCGCAGATGGCTTGCCGCATCTGGGGCTAATGTTTAATCTTATTTCACGGAGTAACTAAAAATGGCACTTCCTAACGGTACTAGTGGTTATCAGGTTGGCGCTGGCAATGTCGGCGAGCCGATCATGTTCGCGCAGGGCGCCCCCACGGCGCTGACTGCCGGCGCGACGGCTACCCCGGCTCAGTTGGCTGGCGGTCTCTTTACGTTCAACGGTACGGCGGGCAACCTTGTCCTCCCGACCGTTGCTTTGTGGGAAGCCGCTTACTCGTCCACGGCGAAAGTCGATGCGGCATTTGATTTCTTCGTCATCAACATTGATGCGTCGGGATCGGATGCGATCACGGTTGCTGTCGGCACGGGTTGGACGCTGGTTGGCGCGGGCGCGGTTGCGGCTGCTACGTCAGGCCACTTCCGTTGCCGTAAGACCGGCGACGGTGCGTGGACTGTCTACCGCATCTCGTAATAGCAAACGCCCCCTACGGTTTCGGCCGTAGGGGGCACTGCCTAGAGGACTAGTTTCATGCCTAATACCAAGCCGATTGGTGTGGCGTACGCAGACCAGCTTTTGGACGGAGCTCGCTTCGTTCCTGAGGTGGCTGCCAACACGGCCGCACTGACTGACATTACTTTTACGGCGCCGAGCCCGGCTGATTTCGCAATCCAAGACTTGACGCAGACGACCCCGTTTGGCTTCGTTACGAAGAACGAAGGCAACACGGTGCTGTCGGTTATCAAGAACCTTCAAGATCGCGTGTCGGAGTTGGAAGCCGCGATGCAGACCTACGGGATGCTTCCGTAACATGCACTACTATCTTCGCCATCCGGTTCACGGCACAAAGGTGGCCATTTCTGATTTAGAAGTGGTTACGGATTACGAGAACGGCTGGGAAGAGTTTGACCCCACGGAACCGGCGGTGCAGGACGAAGAACCTGCATCGCCGGAACCTGTTGAGGCCGGTAACGAGTTAAGGGTACGGCGTAAGAGGAAACAATAAGCCATGGCAACCGCAGGCGATCAGATTAACGGGGCTTTGCGTCTGCTCGGTATCCTGGCTGAAGGCGAAACGCCTTCGGCTTCGATGGCGCAGGACGCCTTATCGGCGTTCGATCAGATGGTGGATAGCTGGAACACAGAGCGTCTCGCCGTGTTCTGCACCCAAGACCAAACCTATTTTTGGCCTGCCGGCGAGCGCATCCGCACCCTTGGCCCCACGGGCGATTTTGTTTACGTCATCGGCACCCAAAGCGAAGTGCCGATCATCACGCAGGACGACGACTACTTGTCGCTAGAGGACGGCAATCCCGTCCCCGCGCAGCAGCGCCCGATCCTGCTTGACGACTCCACTTTCTTCCGCGACCCGTCAACGAACGTGTCGTACGGCATTAAGTTCATCAACCAGTTGCAGTACAACAACATTGCGGTCAAAACGGTCACTAGCACCTACCCGCAAGTGATGTTTGTCAACAACACGTTCCCCGACATTTCCATGTCGGTATATCCGGTGCCAAGCCGCACGTTGGAGTTCCACTTCATCTCGGTGCAACGGCTGTTAGATCCGGCGACGTTAGAGACGGAAATCCTGATGCCGCCCGGCTACCTGCGGGCGTTCCGTTACAACTTGGCGCTGGAGTTGGCGCCAGAGTTTGGCGTGGAACCTGCGGCCGATGTGCGCCGCGTGGCGATGTACAGCAAGCGTAATCTCAAGCGCATCAACAACCCGCGCGATGTGATGGCGATGCCGTACAGCGTGATTGCCCGTCGCAATCGGTACAACATCTACGCCGGTAACTACTAATGAAGTCGCCGATTCTCGGGTCGTCTTACGTTGTTCGCAGCGTAAACGCGGCCGACAATCGGATGGTCAACTTGTACCCGGAGGTCATTCCCGAGGGTGGCAAGGAGCCCGCCTACCTGCAACGCTGCCCCGGTCTGCGGCAGCTCATCACCGTCGGTAGCGGCCCCATCCGTGGCCTTTGGGCGCACAGCACCGACGTGTACGTCGCTTCGGGCAGCGAGTTCTACAAGCTCGACAACGACCTGAACGCGACCAAGCTCGGCGACATCGCCAACAGCGGCCCCGTGTCAATGGCCGATAACGGCCAGCAGCTCTTCGTTGCCTGCAATCCTGAGAGCTACATCTACAATTTCAACACAGGCGTCTTCCAGCAGATCACCGACCCGGACTTCCCCGGCGCGGTGACGGTGGGTTACTTGGATGGCTACTTCGTCTTCAACGAGCCGAACAGCCAACGCGTGTGGATTACGGCGCTGCTAGATGGCCTCTCCATCGACCCGCTAGACTTTGCAAGCGCGGAAGGCTCGCCTGACGGCCTTGTGGCCGTGATGATCGACCACCGTGAGGCGTGGCTCTTTGGCACCAACTCGGTTGAGGTCTGGTACAACTCGGGCGATCCTGACTTCCCGCTGACGCGCATCCAAGGCGCGTACAACGAAATCGGCTGTATCGCACCGTACTCAGTAGCCAAACTCGACAACAGCGTGTTCTGGCTCGGCGCCGACGCTCGCGGCCAAGGCATCGTCTACCGCGCGCAGGGCTACCAAGGTGTGCGCGTCTCAACGCACGCGATTGAGTTTGACATCCAGCAGTACGACAACATGACCGACGCCATCGGTTATACGTACCAGCAGGACGGTCATGCGTTCTACGTGCTGATCTTCCCAAGCGCCGACACCACTTGGGTGTACGACGCAGCAACAGGCGCATGGCACGAACGTGCGGGCTTTTCCAAAGGCAAGTTCCGCCGCCATCGCTCCAACTGCCAGGCTCGCTTCCAAGGCAAACCGCTGGTGGGCGACTACCAAGACGGCCGTCTCTATAACTTTGACCTGCGCTACTTCCGCGACGACTTGCAGGAGCAGCGCTGGCTACGACGTTGGCGCGCGCTGCCGACAGGCGCCAATAATTTGACGCGTACGATCCACCACCAGTTGCAGTTGGACTGCCAGACGGGCGTGGGCGGGCTGTACGACGACATGGGCAACCTCGCGCAGCAGCAGAACGGTCTGGTGCTCCAAGAGAACCTCGGGCGCATCCAGATCGAAGGTCAGCCGCCTAACAGCGTGGAGCATCCGCAGGTCATGTTGCGCTGGTCGGACGACGGCGGCCACACATGGAGCCACGAGCGATGGGAGTCGCTTGGCCCCATCGGCGCGACGCAGACGCGCGTCATCTGGCGCCGTCTTGGCGCTACGCTCAAGTCGCGCGACCGCGTGTACGAGCTGACGGCAGCGGATCCGATGGTGACAGCGATCATGGGCGCCGAGCTGCGCTTGGCGGGCACCAGTGCCTAACATCACTAAAATCCCCGCGCCGCGCGTCCCGCTCTTTGAAGAGAGCACGGGGCTGATCTCCCGTGAGTGGTTCCGGTTCTTCAACAACCAGTTCCAGCTCACGGGCGGCGGTACTACGCAGGTCTCTATTGCGGATTTGGAGCTGACGCCATATAGCAACTCAGCCACAGATTCCCAGTTAGCCGTCGCTGAGTCGCGCATTGACGCATTGGAATTGCGTCCTCCGCGATTGGAATTTACGCCCGTAAGTTTCGGGTCGTTCTTTTCAACGCAGACTCAAGCGGCTACAACGATCAACACGGCCAAAGCCATCACGTACAACAACGCCGACACGGCGTACGGCATTTACCGTGATCCGGCTGACAGCAGCAAGATCAAGGTCTCGCGGCCCGCCATCTACAACATCCAGTTTTCCATTCAGGTGGACAAGACTTCAGGCGGTAGCGGCAAGTTTTACATTTGGCCCGCCATCAACGGCACGGCGGTCGCCAATTCTGGGTCGTTGATTCAGATTCAGGGCAACAACGCCGAGATTTTCTCGGCTGCAAACTTTTTCTTGCCGCTATCCAACGGCGACTATTTTCAGTTATATTTTTCCGTTGACGATCTTAGCGTGCAGTTGCAGCACTTTGCGGCGGCGGCTCCCCACCCAGCGATTCCGTCTATCATATTGACCGTTATGCAGGTGTATATATGAGCGTTTTCCTTTCCCCTTTCGCCGGTGTCGGGGCGCAGTTCTTCGACAACAACGGCAACATTCTGTCTGGCGGTAAGCTCTACACTTACACGGCTGGCACCACCACGTTGCAGGCGACCTACACGGACTCCACGGGCGGCACGCCGAACACGAATCCGATTATCCTCAACGCCGCTGGCCGTACGGCTCAGGCGATCTGGCTGACCGAAGGCGTGTCGTACAAGTTTGTTCTGATGACCTCAACTAACGTGGTCATCGGCACGTACGACAACGTGTCGGGTGTCAACGACTTCAGCGTCGCAGGCATCCAATGGGCAAATCTCAGCGACACGCCGACGACGCTCTCGGGCTACGGCATCACGGACGCCTACACCAAGACGGCCTCCGACGCCAAGTACGCGCCGATTGCCAACCCGACGTTCACGGGCACAGCGCTGATCCCCGACAACGCGCCGTCCAACACCAACTATCCGATTGGCTACCGCGACGCGCCGCAAAACAGCAAGACGGTCAACTATGCGCTGATCGCATCTGACGCTGGTAAGTCGGTCGTAATGAACGGCAGCAGCTTGACGCTGACAATCCCGGCCAACGCGTCGGTGCCGTTTGCGGTTGGTACGGTCGTTATCATTATTAACCTCAACGCCTCGGCGCTCTCGATTGCCATTACGTCGGACACGCTAACGCTCGTTAACAGCACGACGACCGGCACGCGCACCCTCGCCCAGAACGGCGTGGCGACCTGCATCAAGGTCGGCGCGACCTCGTGGTTCATCAGCGGAGCAGGCTTGACCTAATGGGCGGCGCAACCCTAGCAGCGTTCATCAATGGCACGACCGGCGGCGCTGGTGCGGGCGTGTATGACCATTCAACGCCAGGCACAGGGTTCGTGACCATCCCCACAGGCGCTACGGGCGTGACGATTGAAGTGTGGGGAGCCGGTGGCGGTGGCGGCTACGGCTACGTCGGCTTTATCGTGCCGATGGAGCCTGAAGTTTTTGCGGGCGCGGGTGGCGGCAGCGGCGGCTACAGCAAGACCGTGCTCGTCTTGAGCGGCGGTGACGCACTCAAGACAATCAACTACACGGTGGGCTCGGGTGGCGCAGGCGCCACGTCCTCAACGCTGGATGGCAGCTACGGCACGTTCTCCAACGTGTTTAGCGGCACGTATACGATCACGACCATGACCGCCAACCCCGGCGGTGGTGGTACGTACGGATCCTATCCGATCCAAGGGCCGGGCGGCACGGCCACAGGCGGCAACACGACCAACACGACCGGCAACGGTGGTGCGGCGTACGAGCAGACCGGCGCCGCAGGTGTCGCGGGCGATGGCTCGCTGACAGCGGGTGCCGGCGGCGACGGCGGGTTCTTCTTCGATGGTGACGCCGGCCAAGCAGGCCGTGTGCGCATGGTCTTTACATTCTAAGGTGACGTATGGCAGTTAACGTACGAGTATTGATCCCGGCTAAGATTGCCGAGTCTAGTCAGACGACGCAGTACAGCGCCTCTGGCGTATCGGCCATCATCGACAAGTTCACGGCGACCAACTACAGCGGCACGGCTGCCACGCTGTCGGTCAATCTGGTCACAGCCTTTGACAACGCCGGCAACCAGAACCTAATCGTCAAGTCCAAGACGCTGCTGCCATCTGAGACCTACACGTTTCCTGAGCTCGTCGGCCACGTCGTCGCGTCGGGCGGGTCGATCTCGACGATTGCGGGCACCGGATCGGCGATCAACATCCGCTGCTCGGGGCGAGAGATTTCGTGATCGTACGCAACGCCATCGCAGAGGATTTGCCGCGATACCTGCCGCTAGGGCAGGCGTTTCACGCGGCATCACCGATGCACGGCGTCATTCCGTTTGACGTAGAAGGCTATTCAGACTTTTACTTACGCGCCATCAACGATCCGTCGGTTGGGGTCTGGTTGGCCGAAGAAGATGGCAAGATTATTGGCATTGCAGGCGCATTGTTCTACCCTATGTACTTCAGCCCTTCCAATATGGTAGTGCAGGAGTTGTGGTGGTGGCTGACCCCGGAAGCGCGGGGCAACGGTGCAGGGCAGGCGATGTACGAGACAATCGAATCGTGGGCAATCGCAAAGGGCGCAGTAGCGCTCTTTATGATTGCCCTTGAAGATGAACGCGCGGATAAGATGGCCAGTCTTTATGCGCGAAAAGGCTTTCGTCCTATGGAACGCACGTATATTAGAGAGGTGGCGTAATGGCCATTGGAACCGCAGCAGCAATTTTAGGTAGTGCCGTCGTCGGTGGCGCCGTCGCGTCACGCGGGGCGAGCAAAGCCGCTAAGGCGCAGACGCAAGCCGCCGAACAGGCCGCCGACGTTCAACGCGACATATTTCAAAAGCAGACGGAACTGCAAGAGCCGTTTCGTCAAGCAGGTATTACCTCGCAAAACGAGTTGATGCGGTTGCTTGGCCTTGGTGGTGACGCTGCCTCAGCCGGGTATGGGTCTTTAGGCCAACCTTTTACTGCCGAACAGATGCAAATGGATCCGGGCTACGCGTTCCGTCTTGCGGAAGGCGAGAAGGCTCTAGAGCGTATGCAGGCTGCGCGCGGCGGTCTCTTGAGCGGATCGGCTATCAAAGCCGGGCAGCGGTATGGGCAAGAGATGGGCTCGCAAGAGTACATGAACGCCTTTAATCGCGCTCAAGCGCTTCTCGGCACTCGTCTTGGCGTTCTCGGTAGCATGTACGGTGCGGGACAGACCGCCGCGCAGCAGGTCGCGGGGCAGGCGGGCCAGATGGGCACCAACGTCGGCAATCTGCTCATGCAGGGCGGCCAAGCCCGCGCCTCTGGCTATCTCGGCCAAGCCAACGCGCTGTCACAAGCGCTTGGTCAAGGCGCGATGGGCTATGGTCTATACAAGGGCGGCTATTTTAACGCGCCTAGCTCTGGTATCGGCGGAGGTGCCGCAGGGCCGTATGGCGGCTCGGCTATTCCCTATACCGGCCAGTACGGGATGGGAGGCTAAGTCATGGCAGTCATTGGTGCAACCCAACTGGAGCCGGTTAACGTCCTTGGCTCATATGTGCAAGGATTAGAAGCCGGTCGCGGTGCGCGCAAGCAACGTGCTGCCGATGAGGCTGCGCTTGCTGAAGCGGCACGCGCCGCAGAGCTGCGTAACTTTCTTTCCACCGCCGATCTTAGTACGCCTGAAGCGCAGAATCAGCTTTTGCGATTTGGTAAGCCTGGCGCCGAGATGGCCGCTTCGTTTGCCGACATTGCAGGTAAGCGCGCTACGGCAGCAAAGACGGGGCTTGAAACTCAAGGTTTACAAGTCAAAATGGCCGACGAAAATTACGGCCGTTTTCAAAAAATGCTTGGCGATCTGGCGTACAGCGAAGCGCCGCCGACCAAAGATCAAGTGCTTGACAATTTAGACTTTATGATCGCGCAAGGCACCATTGTGCCGCAATTCCGCGACTACGCCGCCAACACACTGCCCGACGATCCTATGCAACTGCAAGCAGCGTTGCGCGGACAGTTCTTGTCACAGATTCCGCCGGCTGAACGCGCCAAGTTGTTTGTTCCTGTATCGGCCGACGTTGAAGCCCAAAAAATACGTATTGCCGGTGCTGGCGCACCCCGTACCACGATTAACATGCCGTCCGAAAAAGAGTTTAGCGGCGCGATTGGTAAAGCTGCGGCAGGTCGTTTGGACAAATACCGCGACAACGCTGATTCGGCGCTCAAGACGATTGAGACTTCGCGTCAGTTGATGCCGTTGCTTGACGATCCAAAGTTTATCTCTGGCACATTTGCCGACGCTAAACTCGCGCTTGCTCGCGCCGCTGGCATCGACGTGGCGTCTACTGAAGCGTACTTCGCGGGCATTGGTCAACAGGTTGCCGAGCGCATCACCGCGTTTGGTGCAGGCACCGGTCTTTCGGATGCTGACCGCGAGTTTGCTAAGAGCATTGCGGGCGGTAATCCGGTCACGACGGCTGAAGGTATTCGCCGCATCATTCGCATCAACAACGAATCGGCGCGCAACGTCATTAGCAAATACAACACGGAACGTGAGCGACTCGGGCAAAAGAGCCCTGAAGTGTTGGACTACTACCCTGAGATTTCTGTTTCTCGCCAGATCAAGCGCCAAGGCACACTCAACGGCCGTCGTGTCGTAGAGTACGATGACGGGAGCGTTGAGTATGCCGATTGATCCCAAACAAGTTCAGTGGGACAAGCCTAGCGCCAAGAAGCCAGAATCCGTTGACCCAGCTAAAGTAGTTTGGGACTCGGCAGAAGGCGCTCCGCAGAGCGAAATCCCGACTGGCCGCACTTGGGCGCAGACTGGCCGCGAAGCCATCAGCAACATTCCTGAGAGCGGCGCGCAGATGTTGCGCGGTCTCTACACGGCGGTCACACGCCCGCGTGAGACGCTGGAGCAACTTGGTGAAGTGCTGACCGGCGCGTACGCTCGCTTTATCCCGCAAGAGTGGATGGCGCGACCGGACAAAGCGCAAGAGTTTATTGAAAAGGCAAACGCAGTCGGCGGCGTCTACAAAGACCGCTATGGCAGCGTAGAAGCGCTCAAGAATACGATTGCTACCGATCCGGTTGGATTTGCTGCTGATGTGTCTACGATCACGGGTGCTGGCGCTGCGGTAGCGCCTGCGCGCACGGGTCAAGTGTTAGGCACCGTCTCGCGGTTCACGGATCCTCTGCGGCCTATCATTGCACCACTCGAGGCAGGCGGTCGTGCCACCGTTAACGCGCTGGAGCAAGCGCTGCGCGGCGGTAAGGCTAACGTACTGTTGGAGGCCGCTGAAGGCCGCGCACCGCAGATTATCAATGCGTTGCGCCAACAGCCTGAAATCGTACCGGGCGCTATGCCGACAGCCGGTGAGGCTGCATCGCCTGTAGGTGCGACGCGTTTCTCCGCGCTGCAAGAGTCGGCTGAGAAGATCCTGCCGTCTGAGTACATGGCGCGCCGTCAAGCGCAGGACGCAGCTCGTGCGGCGGCTATTCGTGAAGTAGGCGGAACGCCGTTGCAACTTGAGACTGCAAAGAAACTCCGCGACGCCACGGCCAAAACTAATTATGGCGCCGCTGGAAAACAGTTGGTGGCCGCCGACGAAGTATTTACGGGGCTTCTTGGCCGTCCGTCTATGGATCAAGTGCTGGCGCGCGCATCAAGACTTGCCGCCGAACGAGGGCAAAAATTTGTTATAGGGCGAACTACCCCCGAAACGCGCGCCACGGCTCCCGGCGGTTCGCTTATGGGTGAAGTGGTTGTCCCCGCGCAGACAGCGCAGTATCCGGTGCAAAATCTGCACTACGTTAAGATGGCCTTTGATGATCTCATCCGCGATCCTGCGACGTTTGGTATTGGCAAGTCTGAAGCCGCCGCTATCGCGGGCACTCGGGCTGAGTTTTTAAAGTGGCTCGAAAGCAAAGCCGATGCGTATAAAGGCGCCCGCGAAACTTTCGCGCAGCAGAGTAAGCCGATCAATCAAATGGAAGTCGGCCAATACCTTGAAGGCAAGCTCACTTCGGCGTTGCAAGGCGAAGAGAAGTTGCGCCCTGCGTCGTTTGCCGGGGCAGTTGAGGCTGCGCCGCAGACCATCCAACGTGCGACAACGGGTGGCACTCGGTTTGAAAAACTCTCCGACGTGCTTACGCCCGATCAGGTCAAGGTTGTTGAAGACATCCGCAAGGACTTGGCACGTCAAGCGAAGTCCCGCGAGCAAGCTCGCGCTGCTCGTCCGGCTGGCCCAAGTGCCGAAACGGCTGGCTCGCAGTTGATGTTGGAAGTGGCTGGCGGCGCTCAGTTCCCGTCTCTGCTCAACCGCGTCACAACGGTCGCCAACGCAATTATGAAGCGTTTGGCTGGCAAGATTGACCGCCAGCTTGCCATTGAAATTGCAACCGACATGCTGGATCCAGAGCGTGCCGCGCTTGCCTTGGAGGCGGCGCAGCGCCGTGCGGGGCGGGCTGAGGCCGCGCTGGAGCCTGTTCGCGCGGCTGGTCGCGGTGTGGCGCGTGGCGCTACACCGGCTGCTGCTGTCACTAACGCGCTCGCCGCCGGCGAGAACCGCAACGCTATGAGGCCGCAATAATGATCAAAGGCGCAATCAAATCTAAAACCGTTTGGTGGAACGTCCTCCTTGCCGTCCTTGGCGGCTTGGAGCTGGTCGGCGGTCATATGACCGTGCTGTGGGGGCAAGAGGTCGCTGCGGCGATCTTGATGGTAGGGGCGCTAGCGAACCTGGTGTTGCGGGCGATGACGACGCAGGCGCTGGCAGAGAAATGACTGTTGAGCCCAAGGATCTCAAGCTACTCAAGACCGATTACACGCACCGGATTCGCGCCGTAGAGACCAAACTACGCGCCGTAGACCGTCGGCTAGATTGGGTGGAGAAGTTGCTGTGGTTATCCGCCGGGGCACTCATCAGTTGGTTAGTCATGATAGTGCTACGGAGCGTGTGATGGATGACGGCCAGATCCTTTTCAACATTATGGTAGGCATCGCCGGTCTGTTCGGCGGCTGGATTTTGAACACAATCAGTCGCAGTATCGAACGCCTTGACCGCGATGTGCGGCAACTGCCGCTGACCTACGTCACCCGCGCTGACTACAGAGCGGACATTGACGAGATCAAAACCATGCTGAACCGCATCAACGACAAATTAGATGCGAAGGCAGACAAGGCGTGACACTTGGGCAAAAACAACGTGTGTTTGCACGCCTTGTTGCTAAGCTGATTGAGCAGGCGTATTTGATGGGCTATGAGGTCTCATTAGGCGACGCCTACAGAGACCCCAGAGTCCACGGCGCTTTGGGTGTACGCAAGTCCTACAGCCACCCGAATAGCGCACACAAGGTGCGTTTGGCGATTGACTTGAACCTGTTTCGCAACGGAGAATTCTTAGAGCAGTCCGAAGACCACAAGCCGCTTGGCGAGTGGTGGGAGCAGCAGCACCCGCTAGCGCGCTGGGGCGGCCGCTTCGACGACGGCAACCACTACTCTTTTGAACACAATGGTGTAAAGTAGTGCCTTACTGGTTACTGAAGTACGCGCCGCATTTGATCTTGACTGCCGGCTTAGGGTTGCTGGCAGTCTACGCGGTACACACATTTCGGGAGCAAGGCCGTGAAGAAATTCGCCCTCAAGTGGAGCGTCTGGAAGCTGAACTACGGGCCGAGCGTGCTAATCGCATACGCGCTGAAATGGCTTCAAGCACGTACGCATCCGAATTGGCTTCTCTTGCTCGCCGTCCTGTTCGCTCTGCTCCTGTCCGGTTGTGCGTCAGCCCCGCCGCAGTGCCTGCCCGCCCAGCCGCCGAAGGAGTTAATGGAACCGCCCCCGCCGCCGGGAGCAGTGCAGGATCGGTTGGAGAAAATCTTGGAGCGGGGCCAGACATCGGGCCCGAGCTACGAGAGTTAGCCGCGCAATGCGACATACAAAACGCCAAGCTGCGCGCGTTGCAGCAGTGGGCACAACCGAGCCCGTAGGCCGCTCCGACGGCATCCCGCGACAGTTTCAACTCGCGGGTCACACCATCAAAGTAAAAGTCATTCCGCCCTCAAAGTGGCGGCATGGCAAAAATTGTGTTGGAATGTGGCTTCCAGACAAGTATGAGATACACATCATAAGTTCATGTAAAGGCACGAATCGCCAACAGGTGTGGGCGCATGAGGCAACTCATGCCATGCTTGACGTGGCTGGCCACCCGGACTTGTCAGAAGACGAGCAACTCGTGGATCGGCTGGGACATCTACTACAACAAATGTTGATGACAATGGAGTAAGCAATGAAGGCTAAGGCAACTGATGAAGTAATCTTAAAAACACTACAAGAATGTAACGGCATCCGCATCGCAGCAGCAGAGAAACTCGGGCTCAACGAGCGCAGCGTTCTCATGCGGCTAAAGAAGATGAAGGCCAAGGGGTACACGATCCCCGAGTCAACCTACGTACCTGGGCGGCAGGTCTCTGAGCACGTCGGGTTTGAGTTCACCCCGCTGCCAGATGATGACGTGCCGATTGAAGAGCTGATTGAGCAGCGCAAGCGCAAGTTCGCGCACAAGCGCGAGCATGAAGAAGCCAGCAAACTGATCCCGATACGGATCAAGTTGTCAGGTGCCATCGGCATCCTGCACTTTGGCGACCCGCACGTTGACGACGACGGCTGCGACATTGAGGCTATCGAGCAGCACACGGCGCTCGTCAACAAGACCGAAGGGCTCTTCGCGGCTAACGTCGGTGACACCACCAACAACTGGTGCGGCCGTTTAGCAAGGCTTTACGCCGACCAGAGTACGTCAGC